AGATGGTAAATTAATTATTATCGGTACCCGCGTTACAGCAATTGATCTTTACAAAGAACTACGCTCAGAAGATCGCTACCCTGGTGGACTGGTCCCGTGGAAGTACTTGGCAATGCCAGCACTGCTGGAAACACACGAAGACCCTGATAAGTGGGTTACGCTGTGGCCAGCATCTGATGCTCCCTTTGACGGGCAGATGGAATCAGATCTTAATGAGGACGGACTATACCCACGCTGGAATGGTCGTAACCTTTACAATGAACGTCAAGCAATGGACGCATCTACTTGGGCCTTGGTCTACCAACAACAAGATATCTCAGATGATGCCATCTTTGACCCAGTATGTGTACGAGGTGCTATAGATGGAATGCGTAAAGCAGGTCGTTTGGTTCCTGGTCACCCTGGTCACCCACGTGATCTCAGTGGCTTCTCTGTTATTTGTGGTCTTGATCCCGCTATGGTTGGTGATACAGCCGTCGTTTGTTACGCTATTGATCGGGTTAGTCATAAACGCTATATCGTTGATGCTATTAAAATTACTAGGCCAACGCCTGCTGCAATCCGTCAGTTAATCTTTGACTGGACTGGGCTATACCAACCTAGCGAGTGGATTGTAGAAAAGAATGCGTTCCAGTCTTTCCTTACCCAAGACGAAGGTATCAGACAAAACCTGGCCTCTAGAGGAGTGCTACTGCGGGAACACCATACTGGCACCAACAAGTGGGACTCAGGCTTTGGTGTTGCATCAATGTCAACTTTGTTTGGCACCAAGCAGTTCGATGGAAAGCACCACCGCGATAACCTTATTCACTTACCTTCGGATCAAACTGAAAACGTTAAGGCGCTCATAGAGCAACTTATTACCTGGTCGCCAACTACTAAAGGCAAGACCGATATGGTGATGGCTCTGTGGTTTTGTGAGATTAGAGCACGTGAGATGCTCAATCAAGGTATGCATCAGACCCACCATATGAAAAACCCTTTCCTATCTCGCCACGAGATGGGCAAACGAACAGTTATCAACATAGATGAACTGCTCGCCGAGAAAGACCGCACGTTCATCTAACAAGGAGATAACTATGCCAAAAGGAATTGATCCAAAGGCTTATGCTGCAAGAGTCACTAAGGCTAAGAAAGTTATAGCAGCAATGGACCCTGCAATGAAAGCAAAGATTAAAGATATGTACCCAAAGATTTCAAAAGAACAAGTTGCTAGACAAGCAATGGGTGGAAAAGATATTTCATCTATGGAGAAAAGAATGAAGTCAGTAGCAGACCGTAAGAAAAAAATGACTGCTGAAATAAATGCGTTTGGAAAAACAAGTGCAACTCGTGTTCCAAAATCAGAACTTAGGAAAGTAACTGAAAAGGCACGCAATGCAAAGGTAAAGATTACTGGTAGTGCAAGCACTACTCCAAGAGTTTCTTCTTCAATGATTAAGTCTCAACCAAAAACAACTACTGGTAAAAAGACTACTACAACTAAGTTGACAGGCCCTGCTGCTGTACGAGAACTACAACGTCAGGTTTCACCTGCTGGTGTTAAGAAGGCAGAGATGGATGCTAAGAAAGCCATCGCTAAGAAGTACCCAGGAATGTTTTCGGAGGAATACCCAAAGCCTCTAGTTGCTAACTTCATTGACGTAGCAGCGCGTGACCTTGCAGAAGCAATGGCACCGCTACCATCATTTAACTGTGCTGCAACCAATATGGTTTCAGACTCAGCACGCAAGGCTGCAGATACTCGTACTCGTATTGTTAATCATTACATCAGTGCATCTGAACTACAAATTCAAATGTATACTGGTGCTGACTGGTTTAATACCTACGGTATGTTGCCAGCACTTGTAGAGATGGACTACGAGACAAATAATCCTCGTATTCGTTTGCTTAATCCTTTTGGTACTTACCCTGAGATTGATCGCTTTGGTCGCACTATCTCTCTTACTCAAATTATGGCATCTGATGCTGAGACTCTAGCAATGCAGTACCCAGAGTTCTATGACCAGATTATGCCACGCAATGTATACGCACCTGGCTCTCCTTATGTATCTCTAGTTCGCTACCACGATGCAGACCAAGACTTAATCTTTATCCCAGAGCGCAAAAACCTAGTACTCTCAAATATACCAAACCCTATTGGTAAGTGTATGGCACGTGTTGCTATGCGCTCATCTATTGACGGTGAAGCACGTGGACAGTTTGATGATGTTCTATCAGTTCAACTTGCTCGTGCTCGCTTTGCAGTATTGCAGATCCAAGCAGCAGAAAAATCTATCCAAGCACCTATTGCTATTCCACAAGATGTGCAAGAACTTGCGTTGGGTCCTGATGCAATTATGCGTTCTGCTAATCCACAAGGTATCCGTCGTGTTCCATTAGAATTACCACCTGGAGTCTTCCAAGAGTCAGGTGTACTAGAGCGTGAACTACGCTTAGGTTCTCGTTACCCAGAAGTTCGCTCAGGTAACATTGATGCATCTATTGTTACAGGTCGCGGTGTACAAGCGCTACAAGCAGGCTTTGATACACAGATCAAATCAGCACAAGCACAGTTTGCTAGATTGTTTACAGACCTTGCTTCTCTTTGTTTTGAAGTAGATGAGAAGATCTTTGGTTCTATGCCAAAGGAAATCAAGGGCGTAGATGATGGTACCCCGTTTAATATGAAGTACATTCCATCAAAGCAAATTGATGGTAACTATGGTGTAGATGTTCGCTACGGAATTATGTCTGGTATGGATCCTAACCGTGCCATCATTGCTTTACTACAAATGCGTTCAGACAAACTCGTATCTCGTGACTATGTACGTCGTGAGATTCCAATGGAGTTAAACGTAACGCAGGAGGAACAGCGTGTTGACATTGAAGAAATGCGCGATTCTTTGCGCGTTGCTGTTGCACAGTATGCTCAGGCGATACCAGCCCTTGCAGCGCAAGGCCAAGATCCATCTCAAATCATTACTCGTATTGCAGAAGTTATCCAAGGCCGTCAAAAGGGTCTTCAACTAGAAACTATTATTGGTAAGGCATTTGCTCCAGAGCCTGCACCAGAGATGCCAGTAGCACCAGAATTAATGCAAGGTGCACCTCAACTTCCAGCAGCAGGTGCGATCAACGCCCCAGCCTCAGCGCAACCTCCACAAGAACAAGGTGGAATGGCCCCTGCTGCTGGTCAACGTCCAGATATAGCAAACCTACTAGCCGCCATTGGCGGAGCAGCATAAAGAGGGGGTGTAAATATGAACAAAGGATCACGTGCAGCAGCACCAATGTCAAAGGCAGTTGAAGGCAAGAAGGATACTTCCAAGCCAGCAGGACCAGGCAAGGTAGTACCATCAATGATGCCAGCAGGTCGTCGCGGCAACGCAGTAAAAAAGGGTTAATCTATTTTAATTAACGGAGGTATTGGGCGTGGATAATAATAACGATGTTCCACGTCCAATACACTTCGCTGATTTTCTAGTAACCCTTGCAGGTTTATTACATAACATACTCAGTTCACTACAAACATTTACAGAAGAGTTAATGGAAATAGCAATCTATAATGCTAACCGTAACTCTAAAGTAAACAAAGTGTGGGAACAATTTACAAATGATTTAGAAAAGATACAGGAGGAAACCGATGGCAGATAACCCAATCAGGGGCGTATCAGGTCCTGGCAAATTCTCTGTACGTACAGATCTACCAGCATCACAAAATTACGGTGACCGTAAGGCTATGGCAGAACAAATAGCAGGAGCACCTACCGCTAGAACACCAGATGTTCGCGGGTTACCTACAGGTCAAGTTCAGGCTGCAGCACAGGCTGCACCACAACCACCTATCACAGAATTATTTGCACCAACCCAACGTCCTAACGAGCCAATCACTTCAGGTGTAGCAGTAGGACCAGGCCCAGGACCAGAAGTAATGGGCTATAACGGGCAGTCAGAAAAACTATCTGACATTTTATCTCAGATGCTTCCATACGATACAGATGGTGAAATAGCAATCCTTTATCAGCAAGCCGTATCCAGAGGTCTGTAATGGCAGAAACGCCAAAGAACTCTAACCTTGCACAAGCAGCATTTCGTGCAGGATTAAATCCGTCACAGACACGTCAGATTGATGGCCTTGCTTCAGCATTGTCTACACATCAGCGTCTATCTGATTTACCACAGCAGTATGCAGCAGAAGAGTTTAACAAACTACCTAACAACAAGAAGCAATCTCTTGTATCAATGACTGGTACTAGCAAACAAGATAACGACCCAAATCGTTCCTGGCTAGAAACTGGTGCTCACTACGCATTTAGTCCTTTCAAGGTAGCAGCAAAGACTTTGTTCGATGCACTTGATTACGCATCAGATACTATGACTCGTGTCTATCGTACGGGTGCTATCGCTGCTAATGAGAACATTAACTTTGGTGATGCCTGGGGCAAAGCAGGTCGTGATGGTGAGAACGTATTCATCCAAGACCGTATTAACACAGCAACATCTCGTTATGGCGCAGCACGTGTAAACGTAGCCAAGCGTATTGCTGCAGGTGTTGCTCCAGAAATTATCTTTGCAGAAGCACAGAACGAAGAAGAAAAGCAAATTGCTGCACAAGCACAGCAAAGCGAAACAGGCGAGATTATTGATCCGCTACTTCGTGATGCACTTGCAGAAGTAAACGCTGCTAAGTATTCTCCAGGTCGTCAAATTGCAAACCTATTCTTACCTCAAGATTTAGAGGGTAAAGGTCCACTCTACTCTTGGATCTCAGGTTCAGTAGATGCTTCATATCGAATCTTTATGGACCCAACACTTGCATTAGGCAAGGCACGTAAGATTTATCTTGGTGGCTCACAGGCTCTTAAAGTTACTGGCAAGTATGCAGCAACTGCAAAACTTGGTAGTGCTCAAAAAGTATCTAAGTATTTTGATACTACAGATATCTTTGGTACAAAGAATGTACAGAACCTATGGACAGATTACACAAACCTTTTTACTAAGTATGCTGCTGCAAAGACAACTGATGAAGTTGTTACAGCACGTACAGCACTCAACGATCTAGTGCCAGAACTAAAAGATGACTTTATTGTTTCCTTTAAGTCTTTTGGCGAAAAGGAATTTGGTGGTGTTTGGAACTTAGATACTGCTAAGGCTTACCTATCAGATGCTTCAAAGGTTGAGTCTATGCTTTATGGTCAGGCTGGTGCTCGCATCAAGTTGGCACCACGTATGACTCCAGCGCGTAAGGCGCGAGTACTTGCCCTAACTACTGGGCGACGTGTATTTGATTTGGATAAAGACTCTCGTGCTCTTATCCAGACAATGGAATTAACAGATGATGCAGCATTGCTTCAGGCTGTTGTAGGTAGTGAGACACTATCTCCAGCCCAAGCAGGCGTAACACTTGCTGGCGAAATTATTAAATCACGCCAGAACATTAAACGATTTACTCCAGAGTATTTTGCTAATCGTATTGACCGTATCAAAGCCAAGTTCACACCTATTGCTTCCCTAATAGATGATGAAGCATTTGACCACGCATCAAAGACAGCATCACAAGATTTCTTCCGTTACTCACGTATGGCTCTGGGTTCATATCACGCTAAGGCATTTACTGAAATTTATTCATCAGCAGATCTTGGTCAACGCAAGGCAATGATGAAGGGTATTCAATCAACAGTTGGAAACCTTATTGGATTAGATAAGACTGATGGCGGACGTAAGTTACTCAAGGCTCTATCAGATGACGCATACGCAGGTGTAGCATATTCAGCACGTGGTGCAGATGGTGCTGTTCCTTCAGTAGTTAACGGTATAGACAGTGCACTATATCCTGCACAGACATCTAACCTTTCTCGTG